GAAGTCAACAGCGCGCTGGGCGTGGAAGAAACTTGGGCGAATCATGGATCGCCGGTGGCCTGTAGGATTGGCCGGATTGACCGGCAGCCGGAAGAACGGGCGATTGTAGAGCGGGTGGGCGCTTTGGTTGGATATACGGTCACTCTTCCAGCATCCACTGATGTGACTGAGGCCGATCGCCTGATCATCAGCAGCCGAACGTTTGAGATCATCGGTGTAATCAAGAAATCATATGAGACTGCGTTGAAATTAATTTGTGTGGAGATGACCTAATGCCATTTTTGAATCGTGAGCAAGCACAGAAAGAAAATGATCTCCTTCAAGCAGAAGAAGACCGCCAGGCGGCCCTGACTGCGAGAAATGCAAAATGGCACCAGAAAGTGTGTAATGCGATTGGCGTTTCTGTGGAAACAGCCAGGCCGGTGAAAATTCTGATTGAAATTGATGCAAATGACCTTGGGCCGGTGGTGACCGTAATCTGCAAGCCAGAGATCGATCTGGAAAAGGTATTGCCTGCTGATGCGCTTGCTGATGCCCCCCTCAATACTGAGTATTCGTCGGGGGGACATGATGCCAGTTAATGTGAAGAAAAACAATCTTTTGGCTATCGAACGAGCTTTGAGCAAGGCGGTGGCTAACACTACCCTGGCAGGTGCGGCGTATGCTGAGATGGTGGCCAAGGAATCGATGCAAGGCCCAAAATCGGGCCGGCTGTATAAGGTGAGCAGAACCGGCAAGCTTCATCGGGCGAGCGCACCAGGTCAGGCCCCGGCAATTGACACCGGCAACCTGGTCAACTCGATCCAGCATGAGCAGGTTGGATCTGAGGATGCCCGAGTTTTCACCCATGTTGAATATGCTCCATATCTGGAATTCGGGACGGCAAGGATGGCCCCACGGCCATTTATGACCCCGGCGGCGATCAAATCCGCAAAGTTTCTCGCTAAAAGAATTCTTCAGGAAGTGAATAAGGCTTTACGGCCTTTTAGATAAAAGCTTTTAGACAAAAGTTAGATAAACAGGAATGATTAACCAATGATTTTAACTGCCGACCGATTTATTTATGACACACTGACCGGGGATGCGACCCTGGCCGGGCTGGTCGGCACACGGATTTATTCCGAGGTCGCACCTCACAACACGGATTCGCCCTGGGTTGTATATCAGTGTCAGACCCCGGAGGGCCGAAGCGTGAACGGCCTGGGGGCGGTGCAGATCATGTTAGACGAAATTTACACGGTGCGGGTGATCCGTGAGGGGAATAGCTATGATCCGATTGAAGATGCGGCTGATCGCATGATTGAACTTTTGCATGGGAAACATGGGGCGGTTTCGGGCGGCTATGCGCTGGCCTGTGTAATGACCGGCCCTGTGAAGTATATGACTTTGGAAAATGGAAAACCATACCGGCACCTGGGTGCCATGTTCAGAATTTACTCACAGTAGGTACTCACAGTAGGTGAGAAGGAGCAAGCATTATGAGCTTTGAATCAAGTGACATCTCAACTGTTTTTATGAAACCTCAGATCGGGTTGGAAACCACGCCAGGCACGGCGGTGGCAGCCCTGAAAACGCTGCAATCGATCGGGATCCGGCCGGCAATCCAAGCAGAAGTGCAGAAGTTCGCACCGATGGGCCACAAGTTTGATACCCTGGCATTGTTGGGGAAAGAGTGGGCTCAGGCGGGGATTGACGGCTTTGCAGACTACAACGAATTGACCTATCTTCTGGCTTCAATCATCTCGAAGGTATCCCCCACGGGTGCTGGAGATGCGAAGACCTGGACGATGGGGATGAATGACTCCCTGCCGGATGAGATCGGGACGTATACGCTGGAATATGGTTCCTACCTACGAGCGCACCGGTTCACCTATGGCCATCTGACTTCTCTGGGCCTGGCTTTCACCCGGGACAATGTGAGTGTTTCCGGGACGATGATTGGGCGGCAGATCGAGGATGATCTGTATCTCTCGACCAACCAGAAATATTCTCTGACTGCCGATGCGACACCGCCAACAGCGGGAACTTTCACCCTGACAGTGGGGGCAGAGGAAACCGCCGGGATTGCCTATGATGCAAGTGTTGGGGATGTGGAAGATGCCCTGGAGGCTCTGAGCACAGTGGGGGCTGGCAATGTGGTTGTGACCGCAGCTTCAGGCAACACCGGGGCCGGTGATTTGACGGTGGGTGGCAATATCTACTATGTGGAATTCATTAAGGATCTGGGTCAACAGGCCGTGATCATGACCGGCGATTTCACGACCAGCCTGACGGCGGCCAGTTCGATCGCCCTGGCAGAAGAAACGGCCGGCGCTGCACCCACGAGCGCTGATCAACAGCCGATTTTGGGGAACCAGGTCAGTGTTTATCTGGCGGATACTTATGCGGGGCTTGCCGGGGCTTCGGCTTTAACCCGAGCGCTATCTGCAAACTTTGACATTTCTGACCGGTTTGGGCAGTTGTGGGCCCTGAACCGTTCGAATGGATCATGGGCGGTACCGGTTGAAAAGAAACCACAGGTTCAGATGAAGCTAAAGTTGGAAGCGGATGATACCGGTATGGACCTGCTTTCTTATATGCGGCAGGGCACCAAGAAGTTCATCCGGATTGAATGTGTGGGGCCGCTGATCTCGGGGTCTGACTATTATGGCTTTGATATTGACATGTGCGGCAAAGTTGGCGAGATTTCAGATTTCTCGGATGAGGACGGCATCTATGCAATCGAGTGGACGTTCAATGCCAACTATGACAGCACCTGGACAAAGGCGCTGGAGCTGACGCTGGTGAATAAGTTGGCTTCGCTGTAAACCACCCACCAAAGAATAATCATTGAGGAGTAATTGAAAATGGCAAAGATCACTTTTAAGCAACTGGCAGCCCAAAAGCGACATATCAAAGTCCATATACCCGGGTTTGATGAAGCATTAGATGTGAGCTATCAGCCCGGGAAGATCACCCCGAAATTTTGGGGAACCGTGACTGAAATGGCCGAAAGGCGAGAGCTGACCGCCAGCCAGTCCAAGGTGCTGCAAATTCGTGAATTTGTGACTGATTGGGGCATCCTGGATGAAGAAGATCAGCCGCTGCCGGTGAATGAGGATGTGATTGCATCCATCCCAACCCCGGTTCTGGATGCTATCCTGACGGCGATCAATGACGATCTTTATCCGCCTGATAAAGACACAAAAAAATCTTAAGGCGGTGGATCCTGACCAAAGGGGAGTGGTCAGAGAAACCGCCTTCGGACCTGGTTGAGGAAATGGAGCTCTTCCAGGCGGCCCGATGGCTTGGGGTGCCGCCATGGGAGCTTCTGGAAAGATCTATATACTGGCAAAAAAGAGCGGTCTTCTATCAATCGCTGGATGGTGAAATCAGAGACGCCCTGGTGAAACAAAAACCTGAAACAAAACCATAAATAGATACTGAGTATTCGATGGCGAACATTCGTGCAGCTGCATTAGAGATATTCTTCAAGTCAAATTCTTCTGAAATTAGGCGGGATATTAAAGATGTTAATCAGGAAGTAGAGAAGACTGGAAAAGAGGGCTCAAAGAATGTTCAGCAATTTGATTCGTCTTTTGGTCAGTTAGCCAAAACCGTTGGCATTGCAGCTGGTGTTATTGCCGGGGCCGGCCTTGCCATTCGTGAAACCTATCAATTCGCAGAAGCAGGGGCAGGAATCCAGCGATTAGAAGAATCCGGAAACAAATTAGCCCAGTCCATGGGTTCAAATATGGATCAAATTGTAAGCTCAGTGCGGGCGGCTTCCCTGAATACGGTTTCTGATGTTAATATCATGCAATCGGCAAACCGGGCCATGATGCTGGGGTTGGGGGCAAATGTTAGTAAAATGTCAAACCTGATGCAAATTGCCGCTTTTCGGGCCAGGGCCATGGGGATCAGCACAACCCAGGCTTTTAATGACATTGTGACCGGCATTGGAAGAAAAAGCCCTCTTATCTTGGATAACCTGGGCATTGTCTTTGATGCTCAAGAAGTGTATGGGGACTGGGCTGAGAAGATCGGGGACGTGGATGGCGTCCTGGATGAAACCCAAAAGACTCAGGCCCTTTATAACGAGGTTCTCGAGGTGGGAAACGAACTCATGGTAAAACAGGGGGGACTTGCGGCGGACAATGCTACTCAATTTGAACGGCTAAATGCCAATTTTGAAAATTCGG